GTGAAAGATTCAGCGAAATGCTTACCTCGTTATATGCTGCCTTAAAGGTAAATCCCTCGACAAATCCCAGATAAGTTCCCGCTGACATATTTAACGGCAAATCGGCAATGCTTACCGGCATGCCCATGAAAACCGAAATCAGCGCGTCACGATCGGAATCTGTGATTTCTGGGTTTGTAAGCTGAAAGGTAATTGAATCAAAGTTGTATTGTGGGAATGCCCTGAGTTCTAAATAAAAATCCGCCTGATCCTGCGCGTCTGCCGCATGCTTGACTGTGGTGCTGAAAATTTGTGCAAGTTGGCCATAAAGTCCCACCGATTCTGTGTCGACGGCACTGACTTCATTTGTAGAATTTGTGCCATATTTGAGAGTAATAGTGTTTCGAACGTCTCCAGCCCTTGAGACAATGTTTAGACCAGATCCTTGAGCTTCATTTGCGGTCAGATCGACGTATCCATTGGCTGCCAGATATGAAGTGCGATGGGTACTGTCGGCATACCCAATTTGGCCCGTTGAAGACTCATAAATATAACCTAGGCCGCTGCTGGCCAAAGCTGAGACCAAAGAATATACGTCTGTCCGCTCTGAAGATCGAGCTGCCAGCTCGTAATTACCTGGCTGATCAATCTCGCCAAGACCAGTATTTTGAGCATCATTCCATTGCTCTGTCGGATTGTAAGTTGCCCATGTTAAAGCTGCCGGTGTTTCTTGCCATGATGCAAATAAAACTTGACTTAAAATTGTATAAATTTGATCTCCGTCAAAATCCTGAGTCAAAACACCATCGGTCAAAGCCTTGGGCAATCTAGCCAAAGCTCCCAGCGCAATAATTGAAACGCGCTGCGTGTATCCAATCCCGCCGATTTCTGCAATTGCAATTCCGACTTCTACGACAGATCCGCCAAAGATTGGCACATAAGTCGCGCTTGAATCTTGAAGCTCTACAGTCAAAGAATTGTTAATTTCCACTAGGACATTGGATTGATCCAAATTTATTAATTCAATGTTGATGTAGCCAGCTTGAGCTTGCTCATAAATATTGGTACGTCCAGAAGTGATCGTAAGATTTGCTAAAACGGCAGCTTGATATTGAACGCCATTAATCTTCACGCGCCAAACTGGGTTGAAGACTGTCATGCCGTGACCAACGCATTTGCACCACCGGTGCCTCGATAAAATGAATTGTTTAAAGTGTCAACAATTGTTCGTGACGTGCCTTCTGGATCAATTGCACCATTGACAGTGATGTCAATTTTTGGCTGTGCATTGATCGCCTGTTGTTGCTTTGTCAAAACCTGCATTTCGGCAAGCAATGGCTGCAATTGCTCAATTTGGCCAGCCCGTGAAATGCCGCCTGTGGAGAATCTAAAATCCAATTCTTTCATTGTCTCGCTAATTGCTTCAAGTCTCTTGGTCAATTCCTCTTGGCTACCCGCTCCAATAATCTCTTGGGTCTTAGTTGAACCGCCGGGCTTTGTGCCCATAAAAGTCGAGCCCTTGAATGAATCGGATTTAAATTCCGGCGGTACATAAGTGCCAAAATCTGTTTTAAGATCGGCAGGCACCCCAAGATCAGCGGTTTCATTATTTGAATTTTTGCCCAAAGCGTTTGCCGCTGCCAAAACACCAGCGGCCAAAGCAACCGCTCCCACGCCCAAGAGTGGATTTAGCGCAAAAGCTGATGCAACGCCGGCCACAATGGCGGAACTTTTGAGTGCGTTGTAAGCAAGTATAAGTGACTTGATCAGCACAATCGTTGCACTTACCGCTGCCGCTACTTTCGAAACAACAAAGACACCCGCAATTACGGCAGCCGTTGCAATGAGTACACCGCGCAAGTTGTAAACAGTTTTAATTACCTTTTCAACCATCTTGCCAAACTCAAATGCTCCAAGGGTTCCGTCTTCTGTAGCTTCGGCGATGCTGCCTTTACCGGTCAAAGCTTTGATAAATGTGTTCAGATTTGGCACCGCTGTATTGATCAAAAAGAATGCAAGCCTTTCAACGATTGGAAGTAAAGCCGCACCGATCGATTCTTTTGCTTCATCGACGGCTATGCCCACCCGGCGAAATTGGGCTTCCGTTGATTCAGCTTCATTTTCTGCAAAGTTGCCAAATGTTGTTGTTAGCGTCTGGAAGATCGCGTCTGTGTCGCCGCCTTTTAAGATCGTGGCATCTAGACCCAAGCCAAGTCTGCCAAGTGAGGCGGCGTTGCCGTCATAAGCCTTGCCAAGTGCGTTTGCTACCGCTTCAAGCGGCTTGCCGGTTGCCGCCGAAATATCCAAAGCCAAATTGACAAGTTTCTGCGCCTCTTCGACATCATTGGTTGATCTAACAAGTCGAGCAAATGCCGGCCTCAAATTGTCATCGGTCACACCGATGGCGATCGAAGTCTTGTCAATCCAGTCGCCAACCGATTTTATCTGCGCTTCATTGGCTGTCGTGGTCGCCCTTAAGGTTTCCTCAAGCTTACGCTGCGCGGCTTCATCTGCCAACGCGTTTTTTATGGATGAAACCGCAAAGGCTGTCGCAGCTCCGGCAACGGCCGCAAATACCAAAGCCGCTTTTTTCCCAAAATCTTCAAGGTTCTTTTTGTAATCGTTGGTTGCGGTTTCGCCTTTTTTGAGGCTTTTTTGTAAATCGCTAACATCTCCAAGGATGGACAGTTTAAGCGTGCGACTAGCTCCGGCCATTTTATGCCCACTTCTTTAGAATCTCGGAAAAAGCTTTTTCCCAACGATCTACGATGTCGGGTTGAATTCTTTTAAGCGTCGGATAGATAAACCAGCCTTTTGATCCGCGACCTTCTCTACCGGACCAAATTGGAAATTGTTTGAATTTATTTGATCCAAATTCATTTCCACCCCAGAGCTGTTGGGTAGTACCGCCGCCGCTAAACTTCTGCCTAGAAAAGCCATACGAGATTTCGCCAATCTTTGATGATTTGGAAACTGTCGCACCTTCAGCGATCCGAAGTGCGGAAATCCGATCCTTGCCCCGGTTGCCGGCTGTGTTTGTGACTTCCTTTTTTACAAATTCCGCAAGGGCACTGGAAACCGTTTTCGCTTCGGCAACAGCTTCATCATCCATGGCTTTAAAAGCTTTTAGAATTCCGCGCAAATCTTCTTTGTTGTAGGAAATTGCTTCACTTGCCATCGATGCGCCTTTCTAAAATGTCCATTGCGGTCAAGATGTCTTCGGCTGTCTCAAAACAGCTTGGGGGTAGCCCAGTTGCTAGGGCTACTTCCCAAACTAATCTTGCAAGGCTTCCGACTCCGTAACTTTTGGGTTTTCGTTCTCACCGACAATCACGTCGGCAATCGTTTCCGTCCAGATTTCAATTGGCTTGATTGGCTTGCCTGCCGCTTCACGCTTCATGGCGTGATAGGCAAGAAAAACCAAATCGGAAATGCCAATCTTTTCCTGAGCTTGGGAAATGTTGTTTCCGGTGCTCTTTTCCCATTTGACCCACTCCGGCGGTGCTGCAATGTAGGTCGCAGAATTGCCGTCGTTATATTCGATTGTGATTGCTAGTTTCATGCTCCCGGCTCCTTTATCAAGTGATTGTGAGAATTGGCGTGGTTACGCATGTGAATGAAAGCGAAACTGTCTGCGCGTCCGGTGCTGTACCGCCGGCAGATGGAAGAATTGGTTGGACATCGAATGCAAATGATGCGCCGGAATCTGCTCCGAAAATCACTGAAAGGCCAGTGTTAGGCGCATTTGTTGCAGCTGTCCACAAAGCTTCACAAAGTGATCCAGATGCACCCCAATCGGCAAGCATTTCAACGGCAAATGTTCCTTGAGTGTCTGTCGTGAAATAAGCCTTGCCATCGAGTGTCTGATAGGTGTTGATTGTCGAATCGACTGTCAAAGTCGCCGACGTAGCTTGAGCATCATAATTTGCAGCTGCAATGCTGAAAGTGATGTCTCTGCCCGTGATGATTGTTGTTGGCATTTGTTTTTCTCCTTAGTCGGTGTAATAGGTCGATACTTGCAAATCAGCCGTCAAGAATTTTCCTGCGCCGACTTCCAAAGGTGATGGGGTACTGACATCGCCGACCACATAGCCGCCGGGCATTGTGGAAATGATGTCGATCATTAAATCTTCGAGATTGGTCAAAGCCGCTGCGTTGTTTGTATATCCAACAACACCGGTCACAAAAAGATTGATTTTGACTTTAGTGGTCGTCCCATTGATCAAAGTTGATTCTAAATAGGGTGATCCCGGAACCAAAACGATCGATGGACTGGTCATTACTTCTGGAATGCCGTTATAGACATTTGCCGCAATTGTTGACAGCGCGTTTTTAAGCGGGGTGCGGATGGCCGATTCGATACTCATTGGCACATCGTTTCAACGTCTAAGAATGGCCCTAGAAGGCCGATCACGCGGTTGTTTAAGCTGCGGCCCAAGACAAATGGGGACGGCTGGAATTGATCGCTCATAATGGCATTCCCGGGGGCTGTAATGCTCTGGAAGATTTCAACGGCAACAACCAAAATTGCATTCTCGACCGGCGGCGTGTTCGCATAAAGTGAGGCGGCTGATCCACCGGATAAAGTCGCCAGCGCGTTCGGAATAAACGGCAGCGGGTAAGTACGATCAGCCGCCGCTGTCGCAGCTGTAAAGGTGTAAGGCTCAATCCGATCATCGGTGACAGTGTAGGTCGCGCTGTAAGTACCGGCCCCGGTAACAACAACAGATTGACCCGGCACAAAATAATTTGGCCGCATTGTGGTGAAGTAAATGACGGAATCACTTACATTGCAAAAAGTCACCGATGATTGGTATTGGGTAAGCAATGGCAGAATGGTTTGCTCAGCCGAATCTAAGTAAGAATCGAGCTGGGCATCACTATACAAAGAAACCGAAACGCCAAGAATTGATCTCAGCTGTGAGGCCGTGACGATTGATGGCATTCCGGTTCCTTTCGTATAAGTAGCGACCGGGAGCGATCGCTACCGATGATTTAGTTATTTATGGGAGATTGTTAA